GCCGTCAGAAAAATCGATCGTAGTCTTATCTGCGAAGGACTTGAAGCCCTGCAGTATCAATCGGAGTAGTTTCATGAGTTCTCCTTCTTTGCATAATATCGTCCTTATTAACAGACATACGGTATTTACTGTATTTTCTAAGGATAATACTACTATCGGGCTACTACCTCTTCTAATTAAAATCTAATCTTATAACTTGCTTGAAATCCATCAACTTTGTTGTCTTTGACATTCAGTTGGAAAGACACCCCTTTATTGTACCCAAAATTCCTTTGTACTTCAATTGGAACGTACCATTCATTAGACACCCTTCCTATCCCAGCACCCACTTCCCACTTGTGCTTCTTTTCGTAGTCTTTGAAGATTGGTGTGAGGTCTAGCGTTTGATCGACACGTGCAGTGGTGGGCGTGGAAGTAGTAGAGGATGAAGGAGAAGAAGGTATGTCTTTTAATGTTTCTTTAATGTACTTATCTTTGACTGGTATCTGAATGTCATTACCATTGATGACTGCATGATAGTGGTTATTCAGAATCAAATCTGGATCAGACGTATTGGTTTTACTTGCTGCTGTTATTTCAGTAGTCAAAGAGGGTGAAGTATAAGAATCTGTAGTTGTAGTTGTTTTTGTTGTTCCTTCTTTATACCCTTTATCATACCCATAATGATAAATCATTGTTGTTGTTCCAATAAAGAAAATCATCAGAATAATAACAATAAGGATATTTCTTTTATTTATATCATTAAAATCAATCACTTTAGAATCACCTATTTTCATTCTCAATACTGTAATAAAGGATGTAGACCTTCGGTGTGTCACATTGAAAGTTCTAATAGTTTACACACATAGTGATTCACATGCTATACCTAGTGCAGGAAACATATATCTCTTATTTCATAGAGTTCCAAGTTACAGAAACAAGAGATACATGTATATAATATAGATTCCCTCAGTCTCCCTTTCTACGTGCCACAATTAGAACTTTGTATATATGTGCCACAATTAGGTATTCTTTAGGTCTTTCCTAAACTAGAGTTGTCTTTTATACGAAACTTTCTCCGATGTGTTTAGATCCTTTAACATTGCCAGTTTCACCTTACTATAGTTCTCTCTACCAACAGGTCTAGGGTTTGTCTGATTCAGTTCTGGAATATAGAAGATACCTCTGTCTGGGTCATCCCATTGTTCAAGTAACTCATCCAGTTGTTCGTCCATCCCTGTTTGATAATCCCTATCCATAGAATTAGCAAAGAACTCTACAGCCATAGTGACAGCATCCAGTCTATCATCATGAGCAAGTGCCCCTCTTTCATTGGTGAGCCGTGTCATTTGATAGATTAAAGAATAGTTAGGACTAGATTCATACGTCTTATAATCAGCAGTGATTACCCCTTTATTGACAATGAGCTTGTGTCTCATCATAACAGGTTCAAGGGTGTCTATAATACGCTGTTCCTTCTGTGCCTTACTTCTGATTTCTTCCAAAGCACATGGATAGATTCTGGTAAAGATAGGAGCAAGAAGTTTGCCAAACATCCCATCACCGAAGTTAGATTCATAGACAACTGTGTTTACCTTCCAGAACTTAGCTTTGTTAGCCAGTGTCTCCAGTGTGTTATCACTGTAACCAGAGGTATAACCACCACTTTCCATCAAGAACAAATAGCCATTAAGGTATTTGATGATTGCATATGCCGTTTCATCCTTACCACGTCCAGATGGATCAATAGCCATAACTGTTCCAGTGTATTCAGATGTCTCTGGGGACTGTAGGAGAGGAGAATAGAAGTAATCCCCTTTCAGAGCTACAGACGCTACATCCTTCCATCTCTTTGTAGGATCAGCAGTCCAAGACCATTTAAGACTAGCTTCATTCATATCCAGATCCGCTACAATCAAGTCCTGTACTTTAAGTGGATACTTCTCTTGATCCGACAAGTTGGTATTAAGCATGAACTGTAAAGCAAACCCAGCTTTGCCATAAGACAACTCTCGCTCTGCAATGTCCTGTGCATTGAATCGTTTTGGGTCAGTTGGCTCTCCCTTATGCGCTTCCCAGTTATCAAGAATAAACGGAGCAAGGGTGTCTCCGTAATCTTCGAGCTGTTTCTTGTCCTCTGGATAACGTACTGTCCAGATACGACAGTGATACCCACGTTTCTGAAGTTCGGTATAGAGAGACATTTCATTCTGAGGTGTACCCAGATAGATGATTTGTCCCCCAGGTTTAATAACAGAATCAAATTCTTTTACTGCTTCACCGAGCTTATCACGTTGCGTCTGGGTGCCAGAGTTACCTGGAACTTCTACGTCATCTGCAATCAGAAGGTCTGCACGCGAACCAGTAATCTGTCCAGTGATACCTACAGACTTTACAGACGGAGAAATATCTGGAATAGCCAAGCCTACGTCAAAGAGATTCTGGGTGTTTCTCTGCCCTTCTTTTGTTTTTAGTTCAGCAAGGAAAGGAAGCAGCATAATGATACGCCGTACAAAGACAGCGTTCGCATCTGCTCTATCTTTAGACGCAGACACAATCAGTACTTTAATCTGCGGTTCATTCCAAAGTTTCCATACGGCATATGCACACGTCAGATACGATTTAGCAACACCACGGAATCCTTCTATAATGAATCGTTTACTGGGATATGTCATAAGGTGTTTAGCAATATCATACTGAATTGGTGTTGGTTCTGGTAAGCCCAAATCATGCCAAAGCATATAGACAAACACCCTAAAATCAGTCTTAGCTTTTTGAATCTGGGTGTTTGTCCAACATGCTCCTGTAAAATCAGTTAAGTCGATCAATATCTACACCGTCTTTCACATCATCAAAAATTGGGATGTGCTGACGCTCAATCTGCTGCTGTATGTCTGCAACACCCTTAGTGCGAGGGGAGACAATCAAATCATTGTCTTTCAAGAATTTTCTTACACGGTCAAGGAAACGTGGGTCTTTCCGCATTTCTGGGTCAGCAAGCCCTTCACGAATCGCTTGCACTTCACCCTGTGCAATTTCATCCAAAAGTGCAGGATCAATTTCAAACATCTTCATCACCCCATCCATCATATCTATCAAGATCATTTGCTCTAATCGTAGCCAGCACCTTGTCTGCATAATCAGGGTCAGTTGCATAAATCGGTGCAAGAGTGCGTACAAAGTCTTCTACAGACCAAGTACTTTCCCACGCTTCTACAACTTCAGCATATTTGTAGTCTTCAGTAATAAGGATACACCAGTCTCTAATGGCTTCTTCCAGTGTTTCATAAGACTGGAATTTGTCATAGATAGTTATATAGTGTCCATTTTCATATTCAGTAGTCTGCTGCCGTACATAATTACCCCAGCCATTCCATTTACGTCCAAAGTAGTTGTACTGTCCAATGCAGTACCTGCCCCAACCACTTTCAAGAATAGCCTGTGCAATGCACACAGATGCAGGAAGATTATATTCTGCACAGACATCACCAGCAGTATCTCCAATCATTTCAATAAATTCATCTGGGGTCATATGGGAATCTCCTTCCATTTTCTTTCTTTACTTCATCAGGCACCCCATCTTTATCTGCATCATAAAGCCACCTACTAAGCAAAGTTACAGTGGCTGTCATCCCAATCACGACAATAATGAACTGTCTAAATTCTGGGATATTAGGGTGTCCTGTCATAATCCATTCATATGCTGTCATTGTCAAATAAATAAAAAGACAAAGAATTAAAAAATTGACATTGAACTTAATCAATGTCATGGATTCTTTGTCTCGTCTCTTTGGTTTGAATGTAGACAACACTTTTATTAGTTTTGATTTAATTTGTCCCACATATCCTCCATACGTGCAATACGATCATTGTTAATACGATGTGCCATTTCCATAGCTGTCATCCTAGCATCTAATGCACGTCTGTCTGCTGCACTCATTTCTACTTCTCTTTTCAGCTCAGATAAAACCTTAGTGTTCATGTCAATCGTCTTCTGTATAGGGCGGATTACAAGATAATTGAACCCACTACTCACCAGTGTCGCGATGGTCAGAACAGAAACGATACTGTCTAAGAAGTTCATGCTTACCTCACACACAAAAAAAAAACAGCACTTATCTAGTGCTGTGCAAAATCATAATAATTTGAGCAATACAAGAAGTATAACTCCTATAGGAGCAACAACGAAAGAGAGAAATACAAAAACAATCATACATGCTCCTGCATATGATGTTCCTTCTTTTTCTTCTACAATAGCAGCAGCAATTAAGAAAGCAATAACAGCTAATGTTGCAATCATATTTATCCCTTCTTTCTGCCTATAGTATAACATGCTTAATATAAATATAATAGGGGTGCCAAAAGACACCCCCACCATATTTAACTTACCGACTAACTTATTACTAAGTAGTAGGTGTAGTAGTACCTGTAGGTGCCAAAGGATTTGGAACAATGAAAGCAGGAACAGGAGCAGGGCGAAGTCTCTGAACAAGATCCGCAGTCTGTGCTGTCTGTCCATTAAGGATATTCGCTGCCATGAGCTGTCTATCCCTTTCTTCCAGTTTAGCTTTCAGTTCTGCCATCTGGTATGCAGAGAACATTGCTCTGGTCTTCTCTCCATCCTCTTTGATAGCTTCTACAATACTGCAAGTGTTCCTATACCCTTCTGTACGAACTGCATCAAGGTTTCTGTTCGTTTCGCAGCAGCACATCTGAGATGCCTGCTGATTCTGAGCAAGCTGCTGCATAAGACCAAAGTTGCCCTGCATGACAGTCTTCTCCAGACCATTGATACCATTCGTGAGAGCATAGGTGCTATTAGCCTGTCCATAGGTCAGCCCACGCATCTGAGACATTTCATTAGAGTAATCAAACCCTCTCTGAATGTCTGCCTGAGTTGCAGTATTCCCTTTGTTACCAAAGAGATTACCACCACCACCAAGTAACACGAATAAAACGACTACCCACAACCATTCACTACCACCGAAACCTGCACCTGTCTTTTCATTCAGATTGAATACAGGCTGCACACCACTCATACCGTTCTCCATAGAATCACCATTCCTTTCGTAAAAATAAGAAGAGAACTGTATATATCAACTCTGCCGTACGCTCAGAGCTGAATACCAAACATAGCAAATTTCTGCTTTATATCGGAAATAAGAGGAGCGAGCTGTGTCTGAGGAATACCCTGTGTAGAAATCATGTTCATGACAATCTGCTGCCTTTCCGCTGGTGTCTTCCCCTGCATCATAGCCATTGCCCTCTGGAAGCGTGGATCACTACCTATCAATGACATAAGAGCTGTTTCAATGTTAGTGTTCATGATTAGTCTCCTTTGCTTTTAGCAATCAATGTATCTACTTTTTCTTCAAGTGTCTTTAACCTTTCATTCAAACTTTCTTCCTGCCCTTTTGCTTTTTCGTATACTTCAATAACAGGAAGACCACTAAGATCAATGTACTTTACATATACCCTGTTTTCTTTTTTAGAAATGAAGAAAGTGAGAGAGCCACAAGGGTCTACTCTAGCTCTCCTTACTTCCTCTACATCATTTACTTCACCTCCGAAGCTATTGATAGCTGGTGGTGTGGGTGGATAAGCGAACATGATAATCACCTTTCCTTTCTGTTAATAGTCAGTTCTTGTAGGAGATTTTTTGTTAATTTCAGGAGACCACCTTATAATTACACTATTGTTTGGTATACCCAAATATGGTTCATCCCACCAAGTAAAGTCTCCCCAGTATTCGGAGTGTGTATCACAGTATACACTTACATCATAGGGGGAAGAATCTGTTCCTTCCTCTGCATCTATAGTTATTTTATGTGTACTGCCCGGTGTAACACCAACATATTCATTGCCGGACACATTTGTAACATATTCAATTTCAAGGACTGTAATTCCCATTGGAACTGTAAATGTTGCAGACGCTGATATTAGTTTCTCTCCGGTTGGAGGTGCTGCTTCTTTTCGTACCTGATAGATCTTATCTTCACTCTTAGGTTTTACATAGCAAGGTACATCTCCTTCTCCCTTATTCTCCAACTTAACGTACCCCTGTTGCCCCTTAAACTTTATTTTAAGGTTCGGATATGGACATTCATCTATGGTCGTATAGGCATGAGCGTCATACTGCACCCCTGCCTTTTTGACATGAAAAATTGCACCTAAGTCACTCATTCTATCCATAACTCACTTCCGTTAATAACAAGGTGTCCATTGCTAATTACTGCAAATCCACTATCATTAGTTAGCTGAGAGGTCTTTGTAGGAATAGACGCCATTGCTGCTCTGAGTTCCTGAATCTCAATAGAAGTAGGACTTAAATAGCCACTATCATTCTCAAGCTGAGAAGTCTTTGTAGGAATCTTTGCATCTACTTCTTTTTTAGAGTAGTAGCTAGAAGGGTCAAACTTAGCAGCATCAATAGCACTCTGAGCTGCTGCCTTTGCACTATTAGCTGCATTAGTCTCACTCAGCTTTGCATTAGAAGCACTTGTAGATGCATTAGAAGCACTAGAAGCTGCTGCCGATGCATTATTAGCACTTGATAATGCACTTTGCTTTGCTGCGTTTGCACTAGAAGAAGCTGTAGCTACATAAGATGCACTGGAATCTGCACTAGACTGAGCAGCACTAGCAGAAGCAGCTGCATTACCAGCAAGCACCTTAGCTACCTCAGCCCAAGTCTTAGAGGACTTACTATCAGTAGCCCCATCTGGACTAGAAGCAGACACAGCCCACTTTTTAGAGAGTTCTGCACTAGTACTAGCATCATTTGCTTTAATAGTTGCAGTATCTTTCAGAGTAGTCATTGTACTCACATAAGTATTGCCAGTGTCAGTAAGACGTTTATTCTGGGTATCTCCTGTAGCATTCAATCGTGCATTCTGAGTGTCACCAGTAGCTACAATAGCGCTATTCTGTGTTGCCCCTGTGTTTTTAAGCTGATTTAAGAGACTGTCCTGATTAGCTTTGATGTATCTAAGAGTTACAACATCTCCATCCTCAATAGGATCAAGAGCATTGATAATTCTTTTATACTGCCCATCCCAGCAATTAGGGTTATCATACGCAGTAGACATACCAGAATCAAAGACCTTATCCGCTGTTTCTTCAGCAAGATGCAAGAGTTGCACTTCCTGTAAAGACAAGTCTGCACTTCTAAGTACAGAAGCATCCTGCCATTCTACCAGAGGAGCAGTAGTTGTCTCACGATAAATCTTAACAGAATGCCCAAGTGGAATCCCTTTTACAAGTCGTACCTGTTTGTCTTCTACCGTATAATCCACACCCATAGTAAGTTCTGTAATATTGGTATAAATATCTTCTACCTTTACAAACTTCTTCCGTAAATAATCAAAAGGGAATGCATAGACAAGCTGACTAGCATTCCCTTCATACATTACAGAAGCCTTTCTTTCTTTAGCCAAAGTTAAGCTCCTTTACTATTTAACATTCATGATTGAAGAAATATCAGAATTTGCATTGCGATTGTTCCCAGAATCAGCACCAATCTTATAGCGGTTCTTTCGTTCACGTTGCTTCTTCTCCTTATTCATCTCTTTCCGTTTCTTTACACCGCTTGCATCTCTAATTTCAGATGCAAGGAGTGTCATGCCCCAGAATCCATTAAAGGGCACAACCTTCAGAATATTTGCCATGTCTTCCTGCGACATTCCATCACCAACTGTAGAATTGTAGATACTATCCCCAAACCCCATGATTGGATTGATAGTAGAAGATACAGCTGGCATCTGATTTACTGCACGCCCTACAATAGAACCTGCTTTCATATCTTTCCCTGTCCCTGAGGTCTTAGAAGAGTTATCTACTGTAGTACGCATCATAGGCGTACCAGTCAGAATCTCATAGATGTCTGAACCAAAGGAAGGGATAGAGCCAGTGATAGCCCCACGCGAGAAAGCAGCCCATGCAAGTCTACCTGGTGTCAACTGTTTAGCAATGTACTCTTTTCTTCCTTCTGGATCATTAGGGTATTTCACCACCGCTCTAAGATACACCAAGCCCATATAAGACATGCAGTTCGTTCCCATTGAAGCTAGTGCAGCCAGTGCATCATCCATCTGACGAGAAGACAAAGCTCTGAGTGTCTGGTCATTTACGGCACGAAGAGAATAATCTTTGAACTGGAACAACAGCTTAGTAAACCAGTTCTTTTCCTTCAAGAGAGGGGTATTCCCTATAGACATCTGCTGAATGCCACGTCTGCTGTAGTTTTCAAGCAGATTTCTAAACTCAAAGAAAGTCTGATGGTCTTCTTTTCTCCATTTGTCAAAGACATCTGGATCAAATTTACCACTATCAAGATATTTTTTGATGTGTGCTTTCAGTTTGTCTACATCCTGTACATGCGCTGCATCCAATAAATATTTGCTGAATGGATCACGAGTACTGGAAATCTTCTCTCCTCTAGCCCATTTGATAGCGTCAATGAAGCCACTTTCCCTAGTTTGTCTAATCATCCAGTCTGTCAGTTTAGGGAGCTGATTCATAGTAGATGTAACATTGGAGAATATCTTCATTGTCTCCTGTGCCTTATCAAGTCTCTTTCCCCAGACACTAGAATAACCAAGGGCGTCTCTAAAAGACCGTGCTTCATAATCAGAGTTCCTATCCCAGAATCTAGTATTCAGTTCTCTTCCATACAATCTTACCTGTGCTTCTTTTGCAAAATCTTCCAGTTCTTTTTCAGATGCAGAGAGCATAGCACGTCTCATCTGTCTAAGGATTGGAATGGACTTATACAAAACACGAGTTCCTGCGTATGCCATTGCAGAACCAAATTCACCAAGCTGTGCCATGAACATCTGTCCACCAACGTCTGCATAGGATTTAGTTCTGAACAATTCAGAGAAAGCATCCCAGAGAGTTTTAGGCTTTGTGTCTACATGTGTAGAGAGCAAGCGAGACATACCTTCTACCAAGGCTTCTTTCTGTTCCTTTGTTGCTGACTTAGTAATCTTACCTGCTTTAATGCCTAATTCAAGCTGTTTTGCCACATCATCGAGAACACCAGTTTGTCTCCAATTTCCGATGGAATCAAAGACAGCCACTTCACCACAGACACGATCAATGTAGGAATTGATAATTCTGTCTGTATTTACATCGCGAAGATGAGAATCAAATGAGAAATCAAGCGTTGTCCCTGCTTTGTTTGCAATAGGCATGCGTACTGTCGTATCCATAGGAAGTCTGGATTTCAAGAACTGAGGAATCCCTACACCATATTTACCACCAGAGAAGCATGTCTCACTGGCGTTCTGGTCAATAACACCCCTAGCCCAAGCCTTACATCTTTTATCAATCTCTTCCTCTACCATAGCCTTAGTGACTTTTTCAAGCTGCGGTTCTTCTGGAAAACCAGAAGTATCCATCTCCTTCTGCTTTCCTACTGTCTTTTGATAACCAGCATCTTTAAGAGCTTTACCTTGTTTAGATCGTTTGTTTGTCTCTCTAAATTCTGGTTCAGGAACACGCCCACCAAACATTTTGTCTTCCCATTCTTTGTGAGCTTTGAGGTATCGTCTTTTTGCATCTGCTTCCATCTGCTTTCTGACAACATCCCTCTTACAAGCCATCTGAGCATATTCATACATCTTTTTCATGCATGTCTCAGTGTCACCATCCATGAAGTCTACAAGGCGTGTCAGCATCTCATTGTCTACTTTACGAGTAAATTCAAGATCAAGCGGTTTCCAGTCTTTATCAATATAACTACCGTAACCACCACCACCATGAAACTGAGAATCTTCCTGCATCATGGTGAGACACCCTTCTCTGATCTTCTTGATTGTTTCTGCTGCTTTGATTACCTCAGGATCCCAAATCATTTCATTCGGAGACAACCCAGCTTTGTTTCCTGCATACTGAGCATTAAAGCACTGCTGCACCTGTCTATCAAATTCCAGTCTATACTGCCCCTGAAATTTATAGAATTTATTTTTCTGCAACCAAGCATTTCTAGCATCATAATAATCATTTAGCATTGGTTTTACCCGTTGCTGTAAATATTGTTTTATACGTTCACCAACAACAGGATTAGCACGCTGTGCAATCCTTCCTCGTGTAGGTTCAAAGAGGAAATCATTCAAGCTACGAACTGCAAGAAGTCTCGAGTGCCCAAGTACCCCATAGATTGTCTTAAATAATCCACCTGATTCAAGATGTTTTCCAAGACGTGTAGGAAACCAGTGAGGCAATGAACGCTGCATCCAGTTATCCACTTCTTTCTGTTCAGCATCCCACACCATTTCAGCATGGAAGTTGACAGGGCTATCCTTATCAAAAGCAGTGTCGTAAATGTACGCTGTGCCATCTGGAGATACTTTGATAGGGGTGTCTCTATACTTCTGTTCATACGCAGAAGCCTTTACCCACTTCAATAGCGTGGCGTCTTTTGGCTTTTTGGTCTTAATTCCACGTAAAGCGTAGATATTCGCTCTTGCAAGACTGAGAACTCTACGTACTGTATAGTTGTGTAAATCCCAGTTCTTATCTTCCAAAAGGTCATAGATACTGGTTCTGCTATTTACATTTACTTTCTTATCTCTAAGAATCTCCTTGTAAGCAGAACCAATAACATCTCTTAACCCTGTTGTCATAGTGTGCATATCTCTAACTACATCTGCAAGGGCACGTTTAGACGCTACTCTGTCTCCTATAATGACATACTGTCCTGTTCCTGGCACTGTGAAAGCAGTTTGTCTGTTAGTAATCTTTATACCGTGTTTTGTTGCAAAAGCAGTTGCCTGATTACTAGACAGAACAAAGCAATTTTTCCCTACATCATTCAGCCCCATCTCTTTCATTTCTTTCACTTTGAGCTTCAAACGGCGTCTCATTGTATCAATAGGTTTAGCTGCCTTCGCTTTAACGCCAGAGGACGGCATTGTCTCTTCTGTCACTTTGCCAGTCAGTTTCAGATTGTCTTTCTTTGCCTTGTTCTCTTTTGCTTCTTTACCAGACAGCTTCACATCTTCCAGTTCCGTAGATTCACTGATCTGTTTCAGTTCAGTATTGACACGCTTCTTTAAGGTGTCTGTTGGTTTCATGCCAAAAGCCCCAGTAAGCATGTTGTCTTCACTACGGTTCAAGTGTCCATATACTTTTTGAAGAGTTTTAGATTTAGGTAATACTCCCTTAACAGTACGCATCGCATCAAACGCATTGCCAAGGATTGCTGCCTGTACCATGTACTGTGCATAGTTTGCTTCAAATCCCCCATACTTGTTAGACAACGCTCTGTCTAACCCCATCATAGACGCACCTGTAGCTGCATTAGCTGCCATTCGCGCTACCTTAGATTTAGCAAACATAGAGAGTTTGTCTGCATTAGTACCAAACATTCTTGCAAGCTGTCCTACCATAGTATCAGCAGTAACGCCACCAAGATACTTAGCACCGATACCGCCTGCCACGGATTTGATACCTTTTGCAATAAGCGCCCCTTCGCTAAGTCCTGTAGCCATGAGAGCAAGGTTCACTGGTTCAAGCATCCCACCAGCTAAAGAACCTGCAATGCCAGCGATGTTATAGCCCTGCATCTGCTCATCCTGTGCGAGACGTACTGCCCGATCATAATCCTGTTTCTTCATTGCAGCCAACATAAACAGGTGGTCTTGCGAATATGAATTAGTCAGTACAAAGTTCTGTGCAGTAGGGTCATTAGGCATCAGCTTCTTTACATAGTCAATTTCCTCATCACTGGGCGTATAAGGGGTACTAAACCCAGGGATAGACACACTCCCTCTGACAGCTGGATTGATCCATGACCAAAGATAACGCAGAGAAGATGTGACACCACTATCAAGAATTGCATCATCAGCAGCATCTACAAATCTGGAAATGGGGTCACGTTCTTCCATAGGAGCAGGAGCATCTGGAATATATTCATGACCATACCTAGAATGCCCCTGTCTGTCTACAGGAATAGAGCCAACAGCGGTAATAGGAGAATACTCTTCACCAAGTTTAGCCTTTATTCCATCATAATATTTGTTATCCTCATTGTCCTTCTCTGTAAAATAGTTTCCTGCATATAATGCATCTAAGTAAGAATCTACGTCATGTGCGTCTCCAATCCCATATGGAGCATATTTTGCAAGATAATGCCCCATATACTCTGCATACTCTTCTGGAGAATCAAACATCTTAAAGTATAGATTAGTCCCCTTCAATCTATTTTCTTCCCCATTAGGTTCTTCCTGCGTAACCCCACCATAGTTATTGTTTTCTTTTGCTAAGTCAGAAGTAAAATCTGAGGATTCAAGACGCCATTGTGCATAGATCCAGTGAGGATCAATGTTGTTTGTGCCTAAGGTTTCATTAGCAACTTGTGCTGCCCTTTCTGCTAATTCATAATAAGTCATCTTAATTTCTCTTTCTGCACTTAAATTATCTGTAATTCACTACACTATAAACTTCTGTTGGGTTATCTTCCACTTCATCTTCAGTAATCCAGTGATGTCTTTCTTCATACTGTTCCTGCTCTTCTGCTACAAGGTTATCCATTTCAGACACACCTGTATCTGGGTCTGGGGTAAGCAAGTCATTGACGTAAGCAGAAAATTCATCTGGAGAGAAATACTTCTGTTCCTGTGTACTGCTGTTCATGAATCCAAGCACGTTAGTAGATGGATCATAGACAATATTCACACTTTCTGGGGAATCAAAAGAATACACCATATTCTTGATAGCCAGACGAGCTGATCTTCCCTTGTCTGTATAGTTATCCTGATCTACCCCTGTAAAGAAGTCTTTAGGAATAATACAGTCTAACCCCATTTCATGATAATCAAAGTATTGCCCTCTAATCTGGTCAGATGCCTGTTTTACTGCTTCGTCTCCATCCATTCCATTGTAGATATAGACTTTTGCCAGATTTCTGATCTTTCCACGAAGACTAGGATCATTGACACCATAGACACCATTTAAGATAGGTGAACCATCTGCATTTGTTCCCATAGTCTCTATCTGCATTGCTGTATTATCTGCATTAGACATGGCATCATTAAGGCGTGTCTCCATAATGTCTTTTGTGTCCTCATTATGCTCCTGCTGATACACATTTCCATAGAGCTGCATTGCCTTTTTCAGCCCATCAAATCCTTCCTCGGAATGATAGGAAATCCCATCTTCTACCTGTGACAAGGAAGACAAGGCTGAAATGTCACGTAAAGTGCTGCTATTAAATACAGAACCTGCCAGTGCTGGGTTTGCATGATAGATATCAAGAGCCGTCTGAATATTCTGCAATGCTGGGGTATTGTACGTTGCTGTATCCCAATCAATATTCATAGCATCCATAAGAGAAGAGTTGACAGCAAAATTCAAACTATTCTTAAATGCTTTCATCTGAGGAGCAGTAAGAAGTTTGCCTTCCTGTCTAACACATTCATTTAGATCAATTTCTCCATTAGAAAATGAAGATAAAATCCCTTTCAAGAGTGTCTGACCAGCCCCAATGACTTCCTGCTCTGTCAGTGCTTTCTTAGACACACTCCCATCTGCGTTCTGCACACTCTTCTGTAATGGTGCCGTGATAGGAGAACCACCGCCATAAGAATTGCCTTTACATAAAGCACTAAACCACTGAGAAATGTTCTGCTGTGTTGCACTATCAAGCACTACTGCTGCTGCCTTTCCTACAGCTCCAGAACGTCCAGAAGATCTTACTCTGCTCTGATATTCAATCTCTCTCTGCTTATCTCCACGCATAGAGGTGAACATCCCCTTCTGTGCCATGACAGCAGCAATATGAGGATTGTCTTTCTTAATCTGCTCTACCTTTTTGTCAAACTCATCCAGAGATGTACATTTCTGTAGACCATCAACAATATCTGCCATGTACTTTTCTCTAAGCGCACCGTCCATAGCAATTCCAGAACCATGGAAATCTTCATAAGGCAGAAGTTCTTTCAGCTTCCACTCTTTTCCATTCACGTCTGTATAGACACTCGCTTCAAAGATTTTGTCTAAATCCTTACCGCCATTGTTTGCAATACGTTCATCAATCGCCTTAGACAACATGGGAAGCATAGCATAGAAAGAACCACCTGCATTTTCATAATCAGTACATGCCTGTTTGAGTTCTTCTACCTGTGTCTCAATAGGGGTCTGAGCCACATGTTCTGCACTCCCCAGATCAGACAGTTTTGCAGTAAAAGAAGCAGAGCGAATAGCTTCTCTATTCTTCCCTGCTTCTGCCATCTGTCTATTGATATTGTTCTGGGTGTAGGTGTCCATGTTTTCATAGAACCCAAGAGCAAAGAACTTAGAATCTCCATTGTGCTGAAAACTGGAAATAGGTTTGATACTTCCCAGAGCAGATGCACTGTTAGGAGCAGAATCCCCTGTGACCTGTGCGTCTTCGTTTGCTTTTTCCCAGTCTTCCCCAATGTTATATTCACGTCTATGTGCTTCTACAAAGTTCAGCCATCGTGCATTTTCTTCCCCTGCTGTCTGACATTCACCCTCTTTGGCTACAACGTCCTGATCGTATCTGTTGCGAATATCACGAATTGCATTTTCACCACGATATTTATCTAGGGCAGCCATAGTATAGGGATTATCTAACAGCTCTTTATGATTAGAGTTAGCGAGCATCTGCTGAGAAGAAGTCAGAATCTTTCCTGCATTGTTCGGATCATTCTTAATCACTTCTGCCATGAATTTGCCATACTTTTCATCTCTAGCATCCTGTTGTGACATGTGACTAAGGATAGTGTCTCCCAGCACTCCAAGTGCTTTTGCAAGACTTGCTGCCTTAGATCCTGCTCCTGCTGTCGTACTTCCAGAAGGAACAATAAGCTGCTTCTGGTATGTATCTCGTACCTGTGGTGCAAACTGGCGCTGTGTACCTACGGCATTTGCTACATTTGTTGCCATTACTTCTGTCCCCCTGTCTTACGATTTATTTTTACATTCTGATAAGCATCATATGCCTGTAATCCTGCTCCCATCAAAGACAGAATGTCTGCCTTCTTATTTGGTTTAGCAGCTTCCTTATAAGACGCCACTGTACGCTGTGTAGACTTCAATGTAGTCAGTTTGTTCAAATCAATCTCATTGCTCTTTCGTAAATAGTTATCCTGAATAGAAGCTACATTTCTAGCAGTGTCTCCAACTGTACTCCGCATGATCTGGTCAGCTGTTCTACCACCGCCAGCCATGTCTTCATTTAGTGCTGCCTGTACCTGTGAATTGAGCTGTAATGCATTCTGCTGAGTTTTCATGATAGAAGTAACAGCTTCATCATATGCATCCTGTCTTTCCTGCTCATAGTTCACCAGACTGCCATTCATCTGATAAATAGCATCATTTGCTTGCGCCTGATATGCCAGTGCATTGGCTTTATTCTGTTGCCTAATCTGCAAACCTTTCAAACCCACCATTGCAGCAGCCATTCCTGCAAATCCACACATTACTTACTTTCATCTCCTTTTAACTCAAAAACAGAAAAATCATCATCTAGCTTTGTCCATGTAGCACCAAGCCAATCCAGATATTCTACATGCGTTGTGTTCTTTGTCCAAACTACGTTTGTTAAGACACCATATGTTTTCAAAAGTCTAGGCAGTAATTGCTTTGAGAATCGTAAGAAGCTGAGTTTGTGTCTAGCATACTCAGAGGTAAAGCAGAGCCAAATCACGCCTTTTCCTCTATATTTGTACAGACCGCCAATCCCAACTGCCTTGTCTTTGTATGTAATCTTGTAAACTGGATGTTCATAATGTACTACGAGATCAACAATGCACATATCATACGAAGAACGATTGCTACTCATCATGATTTCTTTCTTGTCTTCTCTACGTAGTGCATTACAAATATCCCAGATTTCTTTTGTTCCAATCGCTTTGATTTTCCAGTCAGAATTACACTCTAGTAGCTCTCTTATAGTAAACACCTTCCCACCCTGCACCAATCAATGCTACAGGCATAGGAAGTTCTGTCTCTATACTGATAGAGCAATTAGAACTCAAAGACTGTACAGGGAACTTAAACTGTCCTGTCTCTAATGCTGTAAGTCCAATTTTATTTCTACCAGAACCTAAAAGCCGTGCAGTCATTACATATTCATACGTTTCTTTGTCAAAACATTCAACAATGGCTTTGATATATCCGCAATTCTCATAGTTCACCCAGAAATTCCTAAGCTGCAATCTTCCTTCTGTGTATGCAGTAACACCATTGTCATCCTGTTTACGAATCATAACCTCAGAGAACTTTGCCTTGAATTTATACAGTTCTCCTTCAATGAAACGACTGCCTACCCAGTTTCCTTGTAGCCAGACATACCTTCCATCTTCCATTTCTTCTGGTGTCCATTTTCGGAAAAAGCCTTTGCTGTCTACCAGTCCGTAAGACACACCTGCTTTCAGAGTGTCTCCATACATGGTTTTCATATCTACCTTAGTCCGTCCCTCAATGTCATCATAAGCATCTGAAGAAATGGCAGGTAAAACAACCTTTCTATCCATAAAGACACGATATGGTTCATACTCTTCATAGTCCTTCGTGTTATAAGTAAAGGAGACACTTTCAAGAGTAATCATCCCTTGTCTATCAAACACAAGGTACAATGTAGAATTGATAAATCCACCCCCAAGAATGCGGGCACCATTGAACTCCCAGTAAGACCAAGAGGACTGTAATCTGCTGTTATCTACAAACAAATATTTGTAAATATATACTTTTGATTCAGCACCAAGAGTAAAGAACCCCAAAACATTCTCTGTATTGGAAGACACAATTTTATACACACCATTCGGAATAAAAGAAGGAACATGGGACGTTACATCCTGTGCATCTTTCAAATTGGTGGTGTCTTCAATCGTGAAATATTCTTTGATCGTAGTAAACTCTGCACGTTCTGTAGGAAAATAGACACGTCTTCCTGCACCTACTGGACGCACATATGGATTGCAAGTAAACTCTGTAACTTCTGTGATAGAGCAATTCTTAGGAGACAATACACCGTCTGCTCTAAGTAAGAACTGTGTGTCATTCGAGAAAAGAAGCAACTCTTCATCAAATGGAACAGCATGATAAAGGATAGACACACTGTTATGGGATACTGCTAAATCAATAGGATCAGTGTCCTGCATGTCTACTACAGAAGCAAACCAGAAATTAAAGAAAGACGCAGACCTAGACAGGATGACATTCTCTCCTGAAATAAGCCCAAGCCTGTTTCTGTAAAAGAAAATATCATTGATAGTTGCTCCAACGAAAGAAGGTTCTGGGTTAGAATCTTCATCACCTACATCTCTATCATCCCAATCCAAAGGTTTAAGGGTGAAAGACATGTCTGCATTTCTTACCAGTCCCTGAGGCATGGTAGAAGAATCAAGAGTAGTAGGTGTTTCTGGTCTTGCACATTCTGTCCAGAGCTGTGTGTCTCCGTCATATCTGACATAATAATCATCAGCTACATTCGTTGCCCCTTTTACCTGTACTGTAAATCCATCAGGAGCAGAACGTGGCAGATTGTTAAAGTTCTGTACAGCATGATAAATACCAAACATAGACATACCATTGTACCCATCTTTAATCTTAACGGTCTTAATGGTAGTCCCTGCTTTCTTTACATATAACCAGCTATCCCCAGTTTCTACTGTCCACCCATTGCTTTTTGCAGAAGTGGCAAGCTGTTCAGCAATCCAGTTTACGTCTACCTTCGTACTATCAGAAGCATTAGATCCATCCGGTGTCGTGTAAGTGGCAATCGTTACATCATTGATAATACAAGCATATGTTCTGCCATACTGCCCACTCTTAACATTAAAGAGTGCGCCCTGTGTGTCTTTCCATCTGCCAGAATCCCAGACCTTCCCTGTCATTGCTACTTTCTTTTTTGTATTAACAATAAAAGTATAGTCTGCAATGGTAATGCATTTAAGATACTTTCTAGGGTCTACACCACTAAGGTATGATGCAGATTTAGCATCAATGGTTACTTTGTATTCTTTGCCGTCTTCATCATAAATCTTACAGCTACCATTTCCATCAAAAATCATGATGTACTTTTCTTCTTCATCTCTCTTTACTACATGTACAAGAGGACGATAAGTAGAAGAGGGAGCAACAAATAAATTCTTGATATGCACTGTAGGTGCCCTCTTTTGAAGACCACCTACTTCTGTGCTATACCCATTGATCTGTTCTTCAAGCTGCTCTGGTAAACGAAGAATAGCTGGCTGCTGACTGATACCAGACACAATGTTTTTGATGGTCTGGCTGTATAAGTTTGTAGCCATTAGTTACCTCTTTCAAGAATTGTCTGCACACCAGTTACATTCAGCATATTGAAGTTATTAGAATCAAGTTCATATTCCATCAAAGCTGCCCATGCTTCCTGCTCATCTCTGAGAAGCTCTTCACCAAGGGAGCTGTCCCCTAAGTAGCGTGTCTGAAAAGTTGTAGCTGCCTTCGCTGTGATATAGCTTCTCATTGGATCTGGCATGTCTTCAAAATCCACAAGGAAAATAATTGTGCAATCAATACTATTGTTAAAAATATCTGTCTGTTCTTCCCAATCAAAAAGGTAATCCCCTTTTTTCGTGTACTTCTTATTGTCTGTACCAACAACGTACAGAAGATTAGACAACCATCTAATTTTATGCGTCGTAGTGTCTGGGTTCAGTGTATAAGAATCAATCTTATTGAACGTCCATCCTTTACTCTGCACACGTCTATTTACGTTCCTAAGGATACGCAAGCAGTTGATGACATCTACATTTGTCGGGTTCTCAATCGTATTTACAGGTGATTCACCGATACTTGCAAGAATTTCATTGACTGCTTCCAGTTCTGTCAACGGAGTTAAAGTCATTGCTATTTATCCTTTCTAAACAAATCAAAATAAGGTATGGTGTCTCTTTAAGGACTTGAACCTTAAACCTTCTGGGCATGAACCAGATGCTCTAACCATTGAGCTAAAGAGACATGGTGGGAAGATATGCAGTTGCGTTGAGAGGAGGGTATCATGGCGTTCATGATTTTATATGCATATCTTCCCTATAAGAAAGGAGGAATCGAGAGGTGTGAGAATTGCACTCACAACAATAGGAAACCAGTAGATCAGTCCTACCCCATGGTAAGACCTATATCAAGTTCCCTTCCATATGTGCCTAGCCCTCTCATAAAGTGCTTGTCGTAGCAAGCACTAAATAGCCTAGTCCTCAGACATCGGCTGTTCGCTTCTTAGGCTGTAGCAGAAATAGTACCCATGTAAGCCGCTTCTGGACGAAGACCACCATGTCCCATAGCATAAGACGCTACGAGCATGTCTGCCTGATATTCAGCACGCCGCGCACGTTCGATAGCAAGGTCTTTCAGTTTAACAGTGCCTACTGCTGTACGATGTGCTGCAATAAAGACAGTGTTGTCTACATACTCAGTAGGGAACACATGACCAGCACCCTGAATTACACCGTCATTGACTGTTGCACCACCACGAGTAAGGTGGGGTGTTTCAATGATGTCAAAGCCAGCAACACGAAGAACATTGCCTTCAGTAATTGTAGCTACTGCACCATAATCATGATTGATTGCGACCAGAGAAGCTACAAGAGCATTTACACCAGTTGGTGTCATGAATACATAACGGTCATTCGCAGGAACATAGTTTTCAGACATTTTGGTCTTAACATTGAGAAGCATTTCCACAAGTTTAAGCCCCATTTTCTGAGTAACACCAATGTCTTCTCCTGCAAGAGTACCTTTGAGGATTTCACCTTTACCAAGACCAGTGATGTTTTCTTTGTTCGCCACAACCATCTTTGCAAGTTCTGCAAGGACTGCACCATCTGCTGCATACGCAAGAGCTTCACCCATCTGACGAGAATATTCTCCACGCACGTCAAAGTGAGACAGTGCTTCATCAAGGTCAGAAATGAGCTGGGAAGTAGTCAGAAGACCATCAATCTGAATGATTTTCTCTTCGCCCGGAATGTTTTCTCGCAGGTCATCCAAAGACTTACCAGATTTCAGATAAGCGGCTGTAGCACGACCAAATACAGGGAACTGTGCAGATTTACCGCTCGCAATGGATCGAACAATATGGCGTCCATTGGTTACAGAAGCACGTTCAAATGCCGTGATTGTTTCTCCTGCAAATACTTTCAGATAGCGGGCAAGAGCATCAGTACCGCCCTGATTAAGCCCTGGCTGTGCGATTGTTACGTCTGCCAAAATAAACTCTCCTTTACATTGAAAAATAGAAATGAATGAATATATGAAACAACAAAAAGACACACACCTGCTTAGATGTGTGTTTGAATATATTTTTGTTTTGCGATTTACATTTTGTATTTTTTACCAGCGTTTCTATAAAAATAATAAGCCAGTGTGTCTTTTCATTGTTGTCATAACAAAATTAACCAATAAAAGAGCTGTTCATGGTTTTGTCCTGTACTTCTTTAGTGTACGAAGGGTCACGAAGATACCGTGGATCAGACATCGCCTTCACCATTTCTCCTCTGTTAGCAAACCCCATGTTGCCAGCATTGTTGCCAGCGTTACTAGACCGACCAAGAATAGAACGACCAGTGTAGCCGTTAGCAGCGTACATACGAGCCTTAAAGCCATCAAGAGCCAGTCTAATGCCAGCCATATCCCCTTTTTCAATAAGAGAATTAAAGCGTTCTGCACTTCCGTCATTCTGCTTGCTAATGAAGCCAGCAATCTTTTCATACTCTTCCTGTCCCCCTGCATGCTGATAGACATCTGCTACAAACTGCTTTGCTGTTGCTTCAAGCCCAGTAATGTATGCATCAATAACAGACTTCGGATAACCTGCCTTTTCAAGCTGGTCATAGGACTTTTCAGACAAACCCCCATCTGCATAGTACTCATCAGCAAGGGCATCAAAGTCAATTCCTTTTTTTCCTAATTCATCCTGTAGCGTCTGGTCTGCTTCCACTGCTTTAGACACACGAGTTTCAATAGGCTCTTCTTCACTCTGGGGCTTGTCTTCATTATCTTTGGTTTCTGCCTGCTCTTCTGTTTTCGGTACAGCTTCTTCTGTCTTTTCAGTTTCCTGTGCTTCTTCAGACGGGTCTTTCGTCTCAATCTTTTCTGTACTTGTCGATCTGATTTCAACGTCTCTTCCCTGTAAAGCATCTTCTGCACCACCTGTCACTGCCCCTTCTGGATATAAAGATTCAGTATTTTCTTCCAATTTACTACATACCTCCCATCTGATTATTCATCCCATCCATAGCTCCCTTTGCTAACTGCGGAGCTGCTTTCTCTGCCATATTAGACATCATGGATTGCTGCTGTTCTTGCTGTAGCTGTTCATCAGTCTTTATGAGTTCTTCTGTATCAATACCTAATGCTGTTGCTTCCATAATCATGATCTTCTGCCAATTCAGATATGTCTGTGCTGCGGGATTCATTTGCTGCAATTCCAAGAACTGAGACAGTTTATTAAGATCATGACCACGACCAATAGCTTCTACACCTGTGATTACTTCCATGTCAACAAGGTCTGGTGGAAGGTCTGGAATCTGACCACCTGAAGAGAGCTGTGCTACCAGTCGGCGCGCTAATGGTAACTGAAGTTCCTGAGACAACAAAGAGTAAATTCCACCCAGTGTGTCTTCCAGTTCCCCAGCCACATATCTAATCTCTTCTGCGGTTACACGTTCTCCGTTTCTCTGTACTGCACTATTCAGCAAAAAGGCAAAAGACAACCTAGATTCAATATTCGCTGCGGTCTGCTGTGCTACATTCAGATCATTATATTTATCCAACTGTAACACCGTAATGTCTTCAGCTCTGCCAGGAATAAAAGCTCCTGTTTCTGCTTTAGACAATCTATTCACTCTTGTAATACCATTCGGATTCACAAGGAAATAAACAGACGCACAAATAGAACTAAGTTCTACAATAGCTTTACTGAGATTTTCAAGAGAACGAATATCACCCAGATATTCCTCTACAAAAGAACGTCCGTAAGATTCACCATCCATCTTTACCATACGAAGAGGAATCCATGGGGCACTATCAGCAGGAAATGCCTGTGCTGTCCCATCAATCACTTCCCCATTGACTTCCTGATAAGCGATATACTGTCCATTCTGCAACTGAACATCTGTATAAATCTCAACTTCATCGGATGCCTTATGCTCTTCCGTGTTTTCTCCTGTCTTAGAAATCATGTTCTGTACATCTTCTGGCAGAGATGCCCATGCCACTTTGTCTAAGGTAATCAGTCTGTACCATGTCCCCAGTGCATCACGTACAACGACATAATCATTGAGACGATACATTTTGATACCACCTTCCTGAGGTGGTAAATAAAGACATGCATTTCCTGCGACAATCAGCATTTTCAGAGCTTCTGTAATGGTCACTCTGATCTGGTGTGTCTCTACATATTTCATGCAAATATTTTCAATTCGCATGAGTTGCTGCTGAACTTCCGTTACCATGTTATCCCCAGACTGCTCCAACTCCTGCTTTGTGTCCTGTGAAGGATTCAAAGTAAAGAAAGGGCTATTCGGGGGCATAAGAGCTAAGGCAAGTTTAGATGTCAGATTATTGACTGCTCTTGCACCAAAACTCTGATATGGTGTACTGAAAGTAGTAGAAGCATTAGAACCATTCTGAGGAAACAGAGAAGGAATTGTGTATTTAGCGCAATCTTCCGCACGAGTGATATACATGTTTCTATCATTAGACAGACGTTCATATGCACTCTTCGCTGTTTCTTCACGGTTCTTGATAATATCATTCATGCTGTTCTGCTGTGCCATGTTTGTCTCCTATCATTAGAGATTAAGACCAGTACCTGTCGTACCCCCAGAACCAGCTGAACCACCACTATCAATCATTAAAGCTCGCTTGCCTTTGTTCGTCCTCTTCTTTTTACTAGACACCAGATCAGATTCCTGCTGCCCCTGCGTAGGTTCTGGTGCCGCTACAGCAGGGGCAGCAACCTGCGGAGAAGCAACTTCCTGTGTACCATAACTACCACCCAAAAGTCCCCCTATGAGCTTAATACCTGGCTGTACTACTGCCCCTACTAATTTACTTACTGCATGCCCTACTGCCTTAAATGGTTTTGTAATTGCGTGTGTAACTTTATGCCACCATCCCATATTTCTCATTCTCCTTTAATTTACAAATTGTAATTTACACCTGTATCATTAGTTGCCTTATTCAGTGTGTCTTTCTTAACAGTAAGAGCTGCCACACCTTTCTTTTTGCTTGCTACTTCCCAATTCTTTGTTCCACCATAGACAGCATTTTCTGGATTCTGTGCCGTGTTGTTTGTCTGCTGTAGCTGTGCTGGTGTCATGCTAGGAATAGTGATCTTAGGCATCTTATTCCACAAACACATATCATTTACCTACATTCATTCTCTGGCATGCTAAAAGAGAATCAATCACATCCTGTACACCCTTGATGTACCCAAGACGCATTGATTCACTTCCAACATCTTTAGCCAGTAAATAGGAAATATCAAAATTCTTACGAAGATACTCCATAACTTCTGCTGAAATATATGGACGTTTCATCTCTGCACGTAAAGAATCAGAATCATCCTGTACTTTAATCAAGGACTACACCTCTCTTTCCTGCATGGTATTTGAATAAGATTAGGATACCATGGGATAATCTCTCCTGTCTTGCTATCGTAGTTTTCATCTCTAAGAATCCGTGCTACCTGTGCCTGTGCCAATGCATAGGATTCAGACAGCCCCTTTTTCTTAAATGCTTCAACTACCGTTTCCCAAGACACACCCTTATCTGCAAAGAGTTTCTGGGCAGTCTTTGCACCAATGCCAGGGCATCCAGTGTAATTGTCAGCAGTGTCTCCCATGAGTGTCTGCATCAGATGAAAGTAATCAGCTTCTCCTTCTGATATGACATACAACTCACGTTTCATGAAATTATAAAAGACACTCGGGATACACTTGAAATCTTTATCCGCAGATATGATTACAGTGTGTCCCTTATGTCTTGTCGCTAAGATACCACAAAGATCATCGGCTTCTAGCTTTGGTCTTGTGATACTTTCATAATTTCTTTTGCACCAATCCACAATGGCATGATAACAAACAGGCTTTCTCTTCCCTACTCTATTCTGTTTGTAGAGAGGGTAGATCTTCTTTCTGAAATTATCCTCACCACTGAAACAGAGAACGATTTTGTATTCACCTTCGTAATTGAGTTTGTCTAACACAGCAGCAGTGATTTCTGCAATACGAGCATCCACTTCACCTTTAGCATCAGCAGCATCTGCCCATAATGTCCAGACATCCCCATACCAGTTGACTTCATGCTCTACTACGGTGCATGCCTGAAAGCAAATCATGTCTCCATCAAACACGAGCATCAGTGGGGATTTCACAAGACACTGCTTTTGCATCTTTGTCCTCCAGACTTTCAGAAATTCCATACTGTTTTTTCACTTCATCTACTTCCAGTTCCGCTTCTCTAACGTGTCTATAGGCAAATACAAGCGCACATACAGCGTCATTAAAGTCCTTTACTTCCTGCATAGTTGCAAGCTGTCCATAGCAGTCAGAAACATAAAATTCAATAGAATCAAGTGCTTCTTTTGAAAGAGATGTCAGAGATGTCTTTTCCTGTTCCATTTATTTCTTCTCCTCTTTGGGAAGGTAACGTTCCACTACTTCAATATTGGCTTTTGCTGCATGAATAATAGAAGCATTAGCATTAAACACTTCATTCAGAATTGTACGAAGTCTAGCAACGATAAAGTTATTTTCATCTGCCGTATCACACTGACTTGCAAGATCTCTCACTAATGCAGTATATTTCAGAAGGAGAACACTCATGTCTTCTGCTTTACGATGCGCTTCATCTTCTTCATCCAACTTGTCATTATAGAAAGCAATAATGTCTTTCTTTCTCTTATCCATATATGCGACAAGCTCCTTCTCTCCCTTAATAGCTGCTTCCCCTGCTTTATGAAATTCATCATAGTCAACAGGAATATTGTACGTTTTATCAATATTCAGTTTAGAAGCTGGGTGTCTTGCATACCAAGGAAGAGTGTCAATAGCCATTTCCAGAGGAGACAATGTGTTCATATCTACTTCCTCATCCCTATCTGTAGACACAACTCTGGCTCTTTCAAGGAATGGATCAATAGATGCAATCCGTACAAAATTAAGACCGCCATCTGCTCTTCTGACACCAACTGCCTGATCCAGACAAAATATAACTCCATCTTCCATCATATGACATACACATTCTTTAGACATAATTTGTACTCCTTTTCTTATAAACAAAGAGGAATAAAAGTGTTCTCTTCCCCTTCTACGTGCCACAATTAGAAATCAGTGGCAATCGTACCAATTTTTGCCAATAATACCTTCTGTATCTAACTGCACTCTAAAGTTGTAATGTTCCTGTGTGTCTCGCATTGCAGCCTGTGCTTCTTCAACAACAATCTTTGCAACATCAAGATCTCTGCATGCTATCTGCTGTTCATCGTGAACCCATGCCATTAAGGCAAAGTCCCCGTCCCAGCCATGCTTCAATCCTCTAGCAAGCAGTCTCTCTTCTGTCCGCACAATCCAATACTTACAGACAAGGGCACCTGCACTCTGTAACAAAAGATTCAAAGCAGAATGAATAGAACGTACATGCAACTTTCTTCCATCCAACCCTTTGAGCCAGTGTCTTTTCCATTTCAAAATGCCCCCGCGGAAATCTGTTTCCACAAGAGCATCTTTTACAGCCTTACGTAAAGAACGAATAGCAGGTACTTTCTTCAAGAATCTAGCCTTAACTGCTTTCCCTGCTTTTTCATCTCCACCAATAAGACCACCCATCTTTTTATCCCCTGCACCATAGAGAAAGGCATAGATAAATCGCTTCGCTTCATCACGAGTAGCAAGACCTGCTGCCTTCTGGTTCAGTGTATGGATATCCCCATTTACAACAACATCTGCGTATTCTCCCCCATCATAAGGTGCAAGAAAATGTGCAAGACAACGAAGTTCAAGACCACAAGCATCTATCCCTGCCTGATACCATCCTTCTGGAACGCCAAACAAACTTCTACATTCTTTCCCATAAGGACTAGCATTGTGAGGAACTTGTGTGACATTAGGATTTGCGTGTGTCGCTCTTCCACTAACTGCCCCACAAGGATTCACTCTGCCATGCATACAGCCATCCTTCTTCACGAGTTTAAGCCATGCCTGTGCCCCATCTGAAAGCTGTCCAAGTCTCTTCACAATCATCAAGTATTCCTCAATAAGTGGAGACAATGTTCTTACTTCCTCTGGCGCATCTGGATCCGTAGACATGAAATGAAATGTGTCTTCATCCACCTTCAATCTATCTTCCTCATACAGGTCTGGATTGTCGGGCGAATACTGATAATATTCAGTCACCAACCATTCAATCTGCTGTCTGCTCTTAGGATTAAAATCTTTATAGCGTTGTATTGGAACGCCAGCCTTATATCCTAATCTTTTGTTGTCCCTCTTAGGAATGAAAACTTTGTCTGGAATACGAGGTGCCAGTTTCATCAACTCTGTTGCTAAGACACATTGCCTTTTCCGTAATACCTTTTCTAGCTCTTCTGCTGCTTCGGTATTAAACGGAAAACCATTCTGTTCCTGCTTAAACATTAGCCATTGTGCTGCATGTTCAAGCTGAATAGCCTTTTCAGAATAGGGATGTCTTGTCAAGAAATCATAGAGCTTCTGGGTTACAACTACGTCCTGTCTGTTATACATCAGCATGTCTTCGCTGTAAGTAGCCCATGCATCCTCTGTCTCTTCCGCATACGTTCCTTTCAACTCTCCCAGACGATACCCCCATGCTTTCAGAGACTGTGAGCCAATAAGTTTACCAGCCAATCTTCCCTTTTTGAACAAATCATAATCATAGTCTTTAATGTTTCCATAGATCAGACGTGCCATAACAAGGGTGTCTCTCACATATTGTCGTTGCTCCCTAGACACATGAAAGATTTCTGGATAGAGCTTTTCAAGACAAGGAATATCAAAATCAATGATGTTATGTCCGCAGATGGTTTCTCCATTATCCAGTGCATCTTGAAGCATATGAACACCTACTTCAATGTTTGTAGGAGAGAAGCTATGCATTGTTTCTCCATCAAAGAGCGCCATGCAATGAACCTTTGTAGATTCTTCAAGCAAGCCGTTACTTTCAATATCAAAAGTCAACATTGTCTTCTTCTCCTTCCTCATCAATATAGTCACTGAGCTTGTCTACTGCCTGCAAAGTATCATGCTCTTTGTCATAGAACAAATAACCACCAATTCCTGTCTCTCCTGTCCATCGACATTTCAAGACACGCACTCTTACTAAGTTCTTTTTCTTTCCTTCTGCCTGCTGATTTCTTTCAAGACCAAGCACTGTGTCTGCTAACTGCCCAATAGCACCTGAGCCACGAAGCTGGGAAAGAGATACACACCCACCTTCTTCAAATGCGATACTACCTACCGCATTGTTACGTCTTAGATGCGATATGATAATAAGACCAACACCTGTCTCTTCAGCTAAAGAACGAAGCTGCGTCATAAGTATGTCAATCATCTTACGTTCGTTGTCCCCTTCAAGCCCAGAAATAGCGATAGAAATATGGTCAAGAATGATGAAATCACACTCTTCACTCACTGCCATATATCTGATCTTATCCAGCAGATTGTCTCCATCCAATGAACCAAAATGTTCATACAAGACATACCGCCCAGTACCTAACGTCTCATCAAAGGCTTTTCTGTATTCTTCATCAGAAACAGCGTGCCTATTAAGATACAGGCGTTTCCCGACATGAAGAGACATTAACCCTGTAGCGGTTCGTTTCGGGTTTTCTTCTAACATCAGCATGCCAATCTTCAGCTTCTTTACTACACCAAAGTCATAAGCAATCTGTCTTACGAAAGTTGTCTTCCCTACACCTGTACCAGCTGTCAAGACACAAAGCTCTCCCTTGCGAAGCCCCATAATCATCTTATTCAATGTTAAGTTCTCCCAAGGCAGATTGTATCCATCATTCTTCACATCCTCAGAAACAGCATCCCATAGATCTTTGCCATTCACAATGCCATCTGGGGTATATTCTTTCGCATTCCAGATTGCATCAATGACAACCTCTGGATGTCCATTTTGCAAACATTCATTCGGGTCTTTGTAAGGCAGAGTACCAATGTACAGCTTCCCAGGTTTCAACAGTCCCTCAATGTCTTTAATTCCTTTTCGTCCTGCTTCGTCCATGTCAAAGAATACAATCACTTTATCAAAGGAATTAAGCCATTCAGACTGAGCTTTGAATACCTTTTTGGCACTGCCAGCCCCAGCAGGGATAGAGACACAAGGGTATTTGTTGTCATTGATCTGAGAAACAGTCAAGCAATCAATTTCCCCTTCTGTCACTACTAACATCTTGCGGTGCCCATTTGCCCATAAGTTCTGCCCAAAGAAACGATTAGAGAACTTTGAACCTTTTGTCTCAAACCTTTTGTCTTTGTACCTAACCTTCTGTCCAATGAGTACCCCATGGTCATCATAATAGCAAGCCACCTGTGCAGGTTCATCATGAATAACTGTCTTGAAATATCCGTATTTTTCGCATGTATCTTTTCTAATTCCTCTGGCTCTTAGAGTGTCTGCTACCATATCGGTAAGAGGAATACAGCCTTTACACCCATGTCTATGTTCTGTCTTGTCTTCCATTTCTTCTGCATCTCCTTCATAATGATACGTATCACATGAAAAGCAGTAAGTATGTCCATCAGAATACAGACACAAGGCGTCATGCGATCCACAATCAGCGCACGGTAAATGCGCTTGTACAAGCGTACTCTGCATAATTCACTGGAATATACTCTCCCTTAATTCGTACTACCTCAGCTCCCTTGAAATCTACTTTTAACTTATCCAGTACATGTCTAAGAGCTGTCTGTGCTGCGTCTGATTCTTTGCCCTCTTTAGTGGTATCCACAAAAATGATGACAGACACTTCATAAGGATCCACATGCAAGCCCCCCACAGTCTTCGGATCTCTGCCTACCTCTGTGTGTCCATCACGGTGAATGACGTAATGAAAATCCACGTCAAATTCCCCTCTGCGTCTAGCATCCTTAAACAATCTGTCTGCCCTCTTATTTTCAAGGTCAATATCAGCAACAATGATGAAGTCCGTTCTTTCTCTTTCACGGAATTTGATTCTATTTATTTTTCTCACCTCTTCTGTAAATGTCTTTTTCACTCATCCCTTTCTTTGCTTCAGCCAACCAGTCTAAAGGTATGTACTTATCTGCATAGACAAAGCCATGCTTCTCACACCAGTCTCCATAAGAGGTATTGCTCCCTTTACGAATCTTTGTCCGTGAATTGGAAAAAACAAACCTAATATCAAGATCTGGATGCTGTTTCTGAATCAGTAGATGCTTCTGTCTATCTGCTACAGAAAACAGCCCCTTTGTCTCTACAATAATCCCATTCCCTAAGACAAAATCAGGGGTGTAATGGTGCAGAACAGGTGCAGAAGTGTAGTCAATCCTATGCTTTTCATAAGAATACTCAGCTCCTGCATTGTTCAACTCATCAATCACTCGCTCTTCCAGTCCAGATCTGTAGGATTCATTAACTTTTCTGCTCCACCCGCCATGTCTGCTGAAATAGGGCAATTAGAAATCTCCCTCTTCATCAAATGGAACATCATCCTCTTCTACTGCTGGGGAATTAGACGTAGTAGTGTCTTTGTCATATTCACCATCAACTGTAGAATCATATCCTTCTTCATTCGTATTAAAGCCCAAAGACGCTGCATCCGTTCCACCATACGGAATATATTTAAGAACCTGTACGCCACGAAGATAGCATGCAAGCCCATTGTTATTGTTACTCATCCAATACGGAGATAACGAAAAGGCAACACGGATGATAGAGCCATTGCCCAGATTAGATGCTTTGATAGGATGTCCCTTTGCATCGACAACTGGAATGGTTCTAGTCATTTCTTCCCCTGCTTTTGTCTTGTAAGTCTTCTTCGCCTTGAACTTAAACGTGATAGTCCCATCATTCAGTTCATGGATACCAAGAGACGGTTCAGAACTCCATTTCTTTCCTGGCTTCAGTTCATAAGATTCTTTAGCTTTTTCAAATTCCTGTTCCAGATATGCTTTGAACTCTTTCGTTGTCTTTGCATCAAATGTAATCTGGATAGAATAACCAAGCTCCTGTCCTTCATATGTTTCTACTTTACGCAGAAAAGCATAACGTGCTTCGCCTTTCGGTGTAACACCATTCACAAACTGTCTTTTTACGTTAGCCATAATTTTTCTCCTTAATCAAATTTATTTACAACAGCATTATCAGAAATTTTAATGAGTACTCCCATAGCGACTGCTTCACCTGCATAAATTCTACGAAGCTCTGGGGAAGTATTTGTACAGAAGACACCCAGCTGTGCTGCCCCTACCACGGATGTAGGAGAGACAATCAGCAACTTCTTCTCCATCAGTCTTGCCCCATTCAGCATAAGAGCGTACCCAGCAGGAACTCTCACTCTGCCAAAATGAACGTAAGCATTTGCATCAATCGTCATTGTCTGTGTTGCTTTGAAGATGAATGCACCGTTTACAAGTTCTACAACGACTTCTTTCCCCACTTCAATATGAGGAATACGCGGTACTCTAGGTTTCTTTGTTACGACTTTCTTTTCTTTTGTCTCTGTCATAATCAACAGCTCCTTTCTCTTCATCGTGCCACAATTAAAAATGACTTAGCATTAGGGCACTGTGACAGGATTTCTTTACAAAATGCTCTCCACTCAGGTAACTTGTGATTGTGTCTCTGTTTAAGGATCGTTTTAAGCTGTCTATAGTTAGTAGTAACCCGCGCAGTCAATTCAAGACCGACAGGGCAGGAATAAACCAACTGCAAAAATGAAGATTCACTCTGTTCATCTCTAAACTGCTTCTGCAATTCTTCCAGTCTCTTGATAATCTGCGGATCAGTGTAGGGTGTAAACGCCGTATCAAGCTGCATCTTAGACAACCTGTGCATAGTAGACTGACTAGACACAATCTGGGCAAAGTGATAACGTTCAAACTCTGTCCACATCTTAATCGTGCAGGTCAAATCAAAAGACACGATAATTCCACTAAGGAAATTATCGTGCCCTTCCCTGCTTTCTCTGCTTGCTAATGAAACAGCTCGCTTCCAATCCAGATCGTCAATGTAGTGGTGCTGCGCTTCAAAGTCCAATCTTTCTTTCATCGGATAGCCACTAGCACGAATAGAATTGTTCATATCGTAAACCTGAAGATTTGTAATTCTCATAGTTCTTCCTCCTTTATTCAAGTTCAATGATGAGTTTAGGAAACAGGTCAATCGGATAGGCAGAATTTGACAGATACTCTGTATTGTAAGATTCAACACAGACACCAGCATATACATGTGCTACATCCATGTTCAGAATCTGATCTCTAACAAGTTTGTATTTGTATGCCATCCTATCAATAGCTTCATCCATAAGACCGTAAGATATATAAATAGTCCTAGACAATGAGAGAAGCCCCACTTCACAGTCGTCTGGAATGTACTTTAAGAAGTCTTTAAGTTTCATTCTGTGTCCTCCATTCTTCTGCTGCTTTAAGCTGATTAGCATACCATGCGATCTTTCCGGCGGTCTCTGCTTTGTCTCCTTTACGCCCATAACGATACGCATACTTCATGATGTTTCCCCACAAGAATCCTTCAAACTGCTCTGGAGTCATCAGGTGATCCATAATGTCAATGGCTTCTGGAATACCCTCTACCTGATAATGAGCTGGGTTAATAGCAGAATCTTCGATCTTCTCAAGTGCATCTGTCCGCATTTCAACTTCACCTTCATTATCTGAATTGACAATACAAGTCTCCTCGTTAGTACAGAAACGTACAATAGTACCTCTTTCATTGGCATTAAGCCAGACACGATCGCCTACTTTGCATTTTGCTTCAGCCATTTACTATCTACTCCTTTCATCTATTTGCTTCAAAAAATGCTTTTGCAAATCCAGGGGGTGTCATTGCCCTAAATTCTGCATCTGTTTCTGGCTTATGAAATTGTAACTGCGGAATTTTATTCCAAGCACTTTTGTGTAAATATGCAAAATTAGGCTTACTCCTGTTCCGTCTAGTGTATAAGTCAATCTTTGGAACATCATCCCAGTTTTCAAATTTCCTTTTGGGAATATTGAAATTCCCCCAGATATCAGTAGCTTTCGTCCACGGATCACCATAAAACCACGGTTGAAAATTCAACTTTGGCATACCAAGATATTTCCTCAAATGCCCTCGTGGATTTTCCAACGCCCAAAAATGCGGATTACACTGATTGATAATTTGCAAGCAAGCGTTTACGATTTCCATTCCTGCTGCTTCATCACGTTTTCGTGGTTCAGCTTTACAATTTAGAAGTGAAAATTCTGTACATGGGGGTGCTGCAAGGATCCCGTAAACATTTTCAGGTGGGATATAAGTTCTTACATCGTAGTCTGGCAAAGTGATAATACGTACATCATACCCTACTTCTTGATACGGTTTAGACCACGAACCAGTTCCCCCACACAAGTCCAAAATAATACGTCTGTCTGTCATATCTTGAGTTCTCTTACCTTCTTTTTGTAAAATCTTCCATTTTTGAATTTCTCTTTTTGCCAATCCACCAATTTGTAATTGATCTTCGTCACAATAGCAGTACAGTCAGCACAGCAGAGCTTATATACATTTCCGTATGTAGACACACTCGGTTTATATGGCTTGCTGCAATACCTGCAATGTCGTATCCCCTGCTTCTGTTCTTTTTCCCAGTATTTGTTTGAACAATCAATACAACAAAAATGGGAAGTTGATTCAAATCCTTTGTACGGATGAAACAACTTCCCACATTCCCAACACTTCCATAAGCATGTTTTGTTTCTGACTTGATTCGTGTATTTCTTCCACTCAAGTTCATTTGAAATTACAACTCTCAATAAACACTCCCTCCTTTTGTTGATAGACACAACCTTTTTAGTAAAGACAAAACAGAAATGGTGTCTTTCCTCTGTTTTGTGCCACAATTAAAAATCAGGATTTTAATAATGATGATGATAATTAAAAACAATAAAAAAGTTCCCATATAAGTAATACCTATAGGATTAGACTATAGGTATTATTTATATGGGAACAATTAACAATTAACAATTTAAGTGCATCACTAGGTATCTAAGAGAATACTTTAGGTATCTAATAGAATACTTTAAGTATCTCTCTTCCCCTTCTACGTGCCACAATTAAATTTTGGTTATGTACCACAATTACATTTTATTCAATTTGTCTTTGTTCTTAATGCAAAAAGTATGAATCAGATCTCTTAATACTTGTGAAGGATTAACACCATGATGTTCACATACTGTATACAATCTATTTTTCTCTCTTTCTGTAATGCGGATTTTAATCTCTGCATTTTTATAGGAACCATCGTCCATTCTTTTCCTCTTTCTCCTTTCACAATAAATTCTTCTTTCCCTCATTGTTTTCACAAAATTCTTCAATAAGTTTTCTGATTACTTTTGATGGTGTCATGCCCATGTTCTGACAAATCTGATAAAAATTTTGCTTATCTTTATCATTTATCCTAACACGCACGGAACACTCTTTAAGATCTTTGTCTTCAATTTTCTGCATATTTTCCTCCTTTGGCAACATAAACACACCTATATTGTAGCATAGGTGTGTTGCTGTGTCAATATGTTCCTACACTAATGAAACACATAAAGACTATTAAGTACCTGTCTGATGTCTAAGCTCCCTTTCTTTGGTGGCGTGGGCATGTCTACATTCTCTTCAGATACAGAAGTCTTCATTTCTTCATAGAAGTTCAAAAGTACATCATTCTCTTCATACATCTTCACGAATGCTTCTCTGACAGTGTGAAAGAGTGTGTCTGCCTGTGCAGGTGATGTTGCATAGGAATCATGGATCATGCTGAAATGATGAATCCCTTTGTCAAGACACATGTTGATAGACAACTGGAGATGACTAGCATCCATAGAATGGATAAAGTTCGGTGCAATCCCTTGTGACTGCTTTCTCTTTGCAATATTCCCTGTTACCTCAGGAACATAAAAGTTCTTAGTAACATTCAGAAATCGCATTTTAACCTTCTTGACAGCCATTTCCATGTAGTTCTGCTGAATCGGCAAGCCCATTGGTGTTGTCCATGTCACGACATCCCCTTCTTTGCAGATGACATTAGACACTTTCTGTAGCCACTCCATTCCTGCAAAAGCCTTAACGACTGTTTGAGACGCTGCTGTCCAAATCAGTTTAGCAAGATAAAGTGCCAAAGCGTTCTTCCCTGCCGTAAACATGCTTCCTTTGTCAGTTCCGTACACTTCATTTAGAGTATCTTCTAAAATCTGCTCTTTGAATCCGAACTGTTTAGCACCATAAGCGAGTGTCATGACGCACCTTTTTGTCACTTTTCTGTTGACGCCAAATGCTAACCACTGCTGTGCTAAGGTTTTTGTCCCCCATTTCATCGTTTTCTCCCCAAATTTGTTAGTGATATAGGCGTCAGAAGTACCGTTTAAGGCGTTTTCTCTGAGTACAACGTTCACTTTTTCAGCGACTTCACCGTATATATCCCTAGGTTTATCGCCTGGAATCAGATTGACTGATTTTCCCCCTATCTCATCTCTAAGAGCTGCGGAAAAATGCTGCAATCCAGAACAGGTGCCATCGAATGCTACAGGGATACCGCATGCCCACCCGATTACAGAACCGTTGTGCTTTTCTTTGTAATCAAGCATGTCTCTGAACTCAAAGCACCATCCTAAGAACTCTATCGGGCAATCTGAATTAGCCCAAAATTCCTTGTCTTTCCCCAATGGGTCAGACGTTACAGACAAGATAGCTTCTTCATTGTCCTTTGTCCACTGAATCTGATCGTCAAAAGACACCTTATCATTGCCGTAAAATTCACAACCTGCAACACGCATCCAGTATTCTGCCTTTTCGTCTGTAGCTGCAGGTGTGTCTGCTAACAATAAAAGTCCTTTTGTCAAATCATCCCCTTGAAATGAGAAAGACGGAATAGGATAGACACGTCCTCTAAAGTCCATATTGCAGGGGAAATAGATACGCTTGTATGGGGCATACTCTTTAGCTATCGCAATCATAGACAAACATCTCAGTGCCTTCCCTTTGCGAGAGTTCTCACGATGAATTAACTCCACTGCTAACTTCTTGTGTTCTTTCAGTTCTTCCTCTGTATAATCTCCCTCTAATCTAGGCAACTTGTCATAAGGCTGAAACTTTGGAATACCTGCTAAATCTCCACCATTCTTGATAATAGTTTTTACAACATCAAGAACTTTGGTGTTGATTTTCCATGGTGTTGCCTGTATTGCATTGATTGCACGTAAGACATGGGCAAGATCTGCCTGTTTCAATCTGTTCATGTATGTCTGAAAAAAGATTGTCTTATTTCTATGTAATCTTAACAGTTTGAAATACTTGCTAAGCTCACTGTAGTACCCACCATGATTGTAGTCTTTCCACTCAAGAGGTGGAAGAATGGTAGGAATAGCATGAAAAGCATTATTCATGAAAACACTTTCATTGATATTCCATACGTCAATGAAAAGCTGCGTAGGAAGAACTCTGTCCATACTATTCTTGCCCTTACCATGGTTCTGCTGTACGACTTCAAATAAGTTGGTGTCTTTTACTAAACACTCCATCAGCTTTGCTGCGAGCTTCTGACGTGCGGAACTATTCCATGCGTTCCAGACAAACCCTGCTTCTGGCATGCACTTGTGCTTCAGAAAGTAAACTTTGAAATGTTCGTTTACTCTCTTTTTCAATCCTGTTTCAAACTCTTTCAAGTTATCAGGCTGACTTTTAACATATGCTTGATAACTTGTGTCTGTCTCAATCGCATTTCCGATTTGTGCAATAATGTCATTCATTTCATTCTTTTTCTTGAAAATGCAATTCAAGGTGCAGGAAATGGTGCTGAGAGAAAGGACGGCGATCAAATGAACTTTATCTTCATAGACGTTATTCATCTGCATAAGAATGTCATGATATGTTGCCTGTACCCCTCTTTTGGGTGTCAATTCATACTCTACAAAGTCCTTAACACTAGAGCTGAACTTGTCATAAGCATAGTTCAGCATTCCTTTTCCAACCTGAGTTTCCGTTGTCACACCTTTTGCACAGCTGTTCTCTAAGACACGCCGTGCTGCTTCTTCTGCCAGTGTCTTTGCACGCCTTTCCAGTTCAAGTTCATCTTTGAGAGTGATGTTTTCATAGTCCATGATATTCGTCCTTTCTCTTCTCTGAAAAAAAAAAACACATAAGAAAAAGAGAGAACTAAAATGTTCTCTCCCTCTCTATGTGCCACAATTAACTTACTAGTCAATTTTGTACAAAATTCGACTATCACATTTATAATAACAGCCACTTTCATACTTATGAATATGTTCAGTAAACCCATCTGTACTTGTTTCAAGCAAGTACAGTGTGTATCCCTCCATCAGCTTGTTTCCTAATTCTTCGTTGTCGATACAATCAAGGAACATAGGCGGTACATCTTTGAATGCGCCTTTTTCGATAAGGAAGGCTGCTAATTCTGTCGGGGTTCTGATATAAGCGTAGCTCTCATTCCTTCCTCTCTGTACAAATCCGATCAGTCCTGCCTTTGCGAATCTAAGGGCATCAAAAATACCTGCTTCTGCTATATCATCATAAACAAATGCCACTTCAATCTGCATTGCTGTCATATGCATAAGTTTATGCAGTAACGTGATAATTCTGTCTGCTTCCCAATCATCTATAGAGATGGTATAGAAAGGATCATCATTCATTCCGATACGTTCATGCGGAAGATAGACAGTCAGGTATCCCCCTCCCTTGTCCGTTCTTACCCTAGCCCCACTGAATGGGAGCGTAAAATCAAAGCTATCTGTATTTAACATGATTATCATCCTTTCTTGTCTAAAAATCTGTTCCATCTGCCAAGAACTCATAGTTTCCTTCTGCTAATTCTGTGCGAATATAGTTATCACACGTATAGTATTCATAATCAGCTTGTGCATTTGCATAAAGCCGTTCACATTCTTCTTTTCGCCATTCTTCAAGGGCATCAATGAAATAGGCGTACTTCTCATCTTCTTCCATCGGGATGCCGTCAATCAGTAACTCAATGTATGTATTCCACGAACGTGGATTAGAGCTAACCCATGAATACTTCGCTACACGAACTTCCCCATACTTTCTGATTTCATCAAGTACGGATGCTTTAATGCATCCTTTTGTATCAAAGTTTTTAGCTACATTAACTGCTGCCTGTGCCGTTTCAAATTCGCCAGTGAACCCTGCCCCTGCTTCCGCATCATACAGGGAAAAAGACACACTGTCTTTATCTACATTGAACCCATGGGCAGAAAACATGGTGTAGGTGAAATCTTCACTTGTGTACTCTTCCCAATCAAGGGAATTTACCCATGTGTATCTGTACCTTTCCATTACTTCTTCCTGTACTTTCTTTTCCAGTTCTTCAAATTTGTAAACTTTCTGTACTACTTCTCTCATGATAATTTCTTTCCTTTCAGAACTGATTCCACTTACTGTGCAATTTCCAAGAAACCAAAGTCACATTCGATGAACCCATCATCCATAAGGGCATCTGCTACCTTGTCATAGTCCAGATAATCTTCTAATTTATCAAAGCTATTCCCCCAATAGCCTTCCACCCCTAACTCTTTGATTAAGTCTTCCCAACTCATTTCTTCTCGCCACCAAATTGAATGATTTGCAAGTTTTTCCAGTACTTCTTCTAAGTCATCCTGCACGTACTTAAGATACTGTTCCACGATAATCTGTTCATATTCTTCCAAGTCATCCAGTTCATCCTGTACTTCATCCGCTTTGAGATACGTCCAGAACTTATCATCCACCGTGATTTCTTGATGATACTTGTTGATTTTATTGAGAATATACTTATACATAGCCATTCCACCCTTTCTTTAATCCTAGCCTGTCTCATCAGCATGGGTAGGCTATCTCCCATGGACTAGACACACCCTCTCTTGTGTGCCTAGTTTCGACTTTATGCAATTAGTTCACCTGTTGTGATATCCACTACCTGTGCATGTAGCACGTCCAGTCTGTAGTTTTTGTTGCTTGCCGCCATCTTTACAAGGGTAAATGGAATAATTCCATTTGTTCTACAGTGTTCATCAATGAACCATCGAATGTGTCGCCGTGTTGTCATGCTGTATAGCCCCGTGATTTCGAGACTATCCAGTGTGCCCTTGATTACAAGGGTATTGTAAGAGTACATTTCATATTCTGTAGACACATTGTCCTTGTTTGTGTCTACCCATACCGTGTAATTTTTTGTTGTGTGCTTGCCTTTTTCGATGTTGAACCATTTAAGCATTTTCATCATCCCCACTTTCTTCTTCTTCCTCTTCTTCTGAGATACCTAACGTCTCAAAAATCCAGTCCGAATCGAACCACATGATATCGTTTAATTCAGTTCTTCCAATTCCATCGGGATAGAGTTCTTCAATGAGAGACACAAACTCATCCCCCTTGTCTTCGTCTTCAATTCTTTCCACGGTATCTCTTGCTCCACTCCACGCCGTGCGGTAAATGTCATACCAATCCATTTCATCAAATACCTTCATAATAATGCCATCCTTTCTTTTTAATCCTTTAGCCTGTCTCATCAGCATGGGTAGGCTATCCCCCATGGACTAGACACACCCTCTCTTGTGTATCTAGTTTCGACTTTTACTTGCTTTTCTTCACAAGCACAATTTTCAATTTATATGCCGTGTCTAAATGGTCGATATGGGTAACATCATCAAAGCAATATGCAACTAAGTTCCCTGCATAGTCACAACGTACCTTGAGGGTGCGCCCTGCATAAAAGCACACATCACCTTGTGCAATATCAGGTGAATCGTAACTACTGAATTTTTCAAGAATTTTGATTTCAATGCATTCCCATTTACCGTTTTCATAACCTTCTTGCATTGCTATGAAATTTGAAATGCTGCTTTTAATCCTGCCGATAGCAAATTCATCAAACATAATCAACCCATTGTCTTTTGTCCATGTGTTCATGCCCCATGCCGTGATTTCTTTTCTTTCCATGATTTTTCTTCCTTTCTGGATGTGTTCCGTTGTTCCTACACGCTTAACAAAAAAATTTGCTTTCCCATCTCTTGATGGTTGGAATACCACTGATTAGTTCAATGGTTTAGAGACTAGATACAGAATGATTTCACTACCTTTCACCTACACCGTCCCATTTCATCGTCTGTGCTTGCCACGTCATCACAAGATACCTTGCTAGACGTTGTAAGCACACACTCTATGAGACTGTCCACTACTCAGCCCTGCATTATATCGCAAGCTACTTTCATGACTTCTCAGTGTGTATCTTCACTGTCATGTTGCCACCGCTTTTCCCGATGACTTTCTTTTTTTCGTATGGTGTGAATTGATACTACGCATGCAGTAAGTTCACCATTCGCATTTTTCAGCTATTCAGTTTTCAAAGAACCCCGATGATGTTTTGGGGTATCCCATCACGTCACCGTCAATCTCTCATTCTCAGTGGTATCACTTCCTTTCGTTCGTTCACTGTGCCTACATTGTAGCACGTTGTTCCTACATTGTCAAGAAGTTTTTTCTTCTAGTTCTCTCTGTCGTCTTACCATTCCGCCGTGAATACGTTGCCGTTCGCGTTCGCAATGTGCGGTGTTCTGAGTTCTTCCACCACGCTATCCGTACATGTTCTACAGATAGCATTTTTAGAATTAGGCGGTGTGCCTTGCGGTGTTCCGTCCGTGTCATCCTTGACTGTCCATATTGTATCACGTTGTTCCTACGTCGTCAAGCCTAAATTTGAATTTCTTTTGGGAGAAATTTTGTTCGCATAGTATACCATACCCCCGTATGGTATCCATGATTGTCAACCATGGCTCGCGGGTAGCACGTTAGTAGTAAGAGATTAAATCTTACAAGTACATATATAGGCAAACACGGCTTGCCCTCCCTGTTCCGTTTAAGTATAATAATATTATACTAATACATTTCGCTGCTCCCAGACGATAACGGCGAGCGCGTGGAGGGTACGGGGGAAAACAGCCAGAGCAATTTTAATGAATACCCTTTCACAATTTTTACAATTTTTTGTTTTGAGATCCATGGAGGAACATCATCATGAAAAGACAAAGGGCACCAAGAGGGCAAGGAAGTATCACATCATACGGAGACGGAAAATTCAAAGGTATCATAACCATTGGATACAAACTAGATCCAGTGACGAAGAAGAATAAACGTCTCACAAAAACCTTTACAGGAAAGACAAGGAAAGAAGTCCAAGCAAAGATCACTGAATATCAGTACAAGGTAAATGCAGGGAAGATCAATCCACTAGCAGCTCCCCTTACATTCAAACAGTATAGTGAACGCTGGCTTATGATGAAGAAGGCAACTCTTAAACCACAAACCTATATCAACTATGAAAGCAATATGCAGTGTCTTGATTTTGGCAACAAAGCTATGAAAGACATAACAGTTTCAGACGTCAACACATTGCTCCTAACATTGCTACAGACACTCTCTCCTGCCACTGTACGAGGAAGACACGCCCTATTGAAAAGTGTCTTTGAAGGAGCAAGAAAAGAAAAACTCATTATAGAGAATCCTGTAGAAGACAGCATGCGTATCAAGGCACAGGTAGATCACACTGTGACAGAAATGCATGTCTTAACGAAAGAAGAGAGTACAAATGTTCTATTAAAAGTTAAGGAGATGAAAGCTCCCATATGGTTCTACCCTCTGATACGTACTGCCTTAGAAACAGGGATGAGAAAAGGAGAGCTGCGTGCCTTACAGTACAAAGCGCTGGGTAAAGACACCATCTATATAAAAGCCAGTGTAGAAGACAATGCGGGGAAAGGGGCAACTCTCACAACGCCTAAGACACGTGCTTCTATAAGGAGAATACATGTGTCTACATCACTCATTGAGATACTACAGGCTCTTCCCCATAAAGATGTAAACAGTTTTGTCTTTCACACTAAGAATGAGACTTTAATTGCTAATAGTGATATACAGTACTACTTTAATGCGCTAAAGAAAGTAAGTAACATAGACAAACCACTTCACTTCCACGATCTAAGACACACCCATGCCACCCTTCTTATCATGGCAGGTGTGAACATCAAGACCGTCTCTACTCGCCTAGGTCACGCATCTGTATCCATCACGTTAAACAGGTACACACACGCCCTTCCGCAGCAAGATAAAGAAGCTAGTGAAATGATTTGCAGTATGCTACTATCGGATACTACGATGAAAGACAATCAGTAATAAATACCATAGATACCCCTATAGAATGTAATTGGGGCACGTATATACATCTAAATACCGTATGGCATAATATCGTCCTTATTAACAGACATACGGTATTTACTGTATTTTCTAAGGAT